GTCACTCCATGCCCATTCTGTACTATTAATTGCCATATCTTATGTTTTTAAAATAAAAAATTACAAAGCAGGATTATCAAAACCTAGTTGTACATTTATCTGACTTTGATATCCTACTGGAACTATTTTCAATACCACATTAGTTGTACTATTAGCCAGTATGTTTTGCCCATCAGGAATAGAAAATTCTACTGCTCCACTAATCGCATCAGCCATTTCCAATTGAATACGAGATACTATCCTGTTTTCTAAATAAATCTTATAACCTGGCAATAATTGTCCATCAGCATCTACCTGTATGTCATCTTCTATTTCATCTAAGAAAACATCATAAGCGATCCTTTGCGCTTTGTCAATTACACAACCCCTAGACAGTACAGCATAATCATCAGTATCACTCGTTGCAGTTGGTTCGCCAGTAAAGTAGTAGCCAGCACGAGATGGAAAAGTACGCAATGCTATATATCCTTTATCGTGTAGCATTTCTAAACCACTTACTTCTTCCACTTTAGTATCTCCAATGAAAACCTCTGGAAAGTGTAATGCTCCATTCTTTACCCGGCTCAATTTCCTTTGTACAGCCAATGCAGATTTAAAACCTAAAGTAAAAGCTACAGAAGAAGAACCATCATTCTGCGTACTCCATAATACCACGGACACTCTATTACCTTCATAACTTTTCAAATCTTCCAAATCTCCAATATTCTGATTTTCAAAATACAAAGCTTCAACAAGCACACGCACTGGAGCTTGTTTTTTTGCAAAAGCATCAGCTAATCCCTGCGCTTCCATTATTGCATTTATAGAATCTTCATCAATTCCATATTGCAAATCAGGATCATAAGAAGAGCTCGGAGTTCTGCTAATTGCCAATAAGCGAATTCTACCTTGCGCATATTCTAGTAGCTTCTTAGCACCATTAACATTGCTATAATCTGCAACATCTTCTAAAGTAGTGGTGCTAGAAGTAAGCATAATGTATAATTCTGCAATTTCACTTCCAGACACAATTCTACGAGCCTCATAAAACTCTTTAATGTGTCTATATGCTGACGCATTGTCTCCTGTCTGTTCAATACCCAATTCTTCAGCATCAGCTAAAGAGAAGATAACACGAGGCTCATTTATCTGTATTTTATTAGGCACTGAAACACCAGTCAGCACTAATCCTGCAACTCCATCCTGGTTTGCACCAACAGAACCTAAAGCCCCATTAGTTAATTCTATATTTACATTTGGTAATGCCATTTCTTAAGTTTTATTTTATGTTTAAAAAATTATTCCTGATCTTCTTCCTGCACTCCTGTATTATCTTCCTTGCTTTCTTCATCAAACTCTTCATCTCCTTGATCTAACTCTTCTTCTAAATTAACATCCTCTACACGTTCCACTATCTTAATATCTTTATTATAAAGACCATTGGCGTGAGAGTTTGCCCACATGTGTTCAGCAAACACATTATTATCTGAAGTAATGAAAACTTTATCAAGTTTTGGATGTGTTTTAAATACCTGCTTAATTTTGTCTTGTAGGTTCATTTTAAATTCTTTTTAATTACTGTTTAAATGTCTGTTATATGCTGTTTGCAATCGACTGTCATATTTAAAAGTTTTATAACCAGCACCATTATAAAACTTTGCAAAATTCTGCCAATCTTTATTCTTGGCCGCTCTTAATAATCTACTATCTGTTTGAATGAACTTTAATCCTAATTCTATTTGATTCGCTTCTGATTCTTTTGCAAAATCCCACATTGCACCGACATTTGTAAAGCCTAATCTTTTATAATGCAAACCCATAACTTGCATTAGTCCTATCGAAGTAGATTGCATAGCTGCATCTTTATTTATTGCAAAAGCTGAATTAAATGCTTTCCATTCTCCTGGTTGCGTTTCTACTTTGTTAAAGAACCAAGCTTTACTAGCATGCGCACGCCAATTAGAATACAATCTCTTGAACCAGTGCGGCTCAAATTGAATAATTATCTTTCCTGTTTTTGCATCAAATCCATGTCCGGCACTCTCTACCTCAACTATTGCAGCGAGGACCGCATAGTCAATGCCGTATTGCTTAGCCAATCTTTTTATATCTTTTCTCAAACGCATCATTTAAATATTAAAACAAATCGCATAATAAAGAATACTATAATCCCAGCCCCAATAATAGCTAATACTCGAACCCATTCTGGGATGTATTTCTCTTTTTCCACAACACTTTCTTTCTCTATTTTTTTATGTGTAATTACACTTTCCTTGTCTTTTAATTTTGCAAGAATGGAAAACGTATCACAAATGCAATCTATATTCCAAGTTCCAGTTTCTTTGTCTTTTCGAATATCAAGTTTAGCTTGCTTTGCCTCTCTATTTAGTTCTAACAAACTATCTAACTCTATATGTATTTTAGCATCCGGAACCCGAATAAAAGTATCTCTTTCAATCTCTACATTCTGTATCCAAAAAGTATCAACACTTTGATAAGAAGGATAAACTTTCTTATTGCAAGCTGTCAGCACCACTGAACCAGCGATCAGCAAGAATAAGAAGAATATTGTATTGTATTTATCTACCTTTAACATCATCTACAACTTTCCAAAATCCTTTAAAAGTTTTTCTCAACTTACCAATCACATCATAACCCATACGCTTTGAATTTTCCAAAATACTCCATATCTCAATAGACATACATAAAGCAAATGTGATAGATACTATATTGAATTCTTTATCGCTCATGGGTAATCCAGTTGTGCCGTTAAAAAATGTTACGTAAAGAATATAGCTTGCAAAAACAAACAAGAAGTAAACAATAGCTTTAACCAAAGTGCCTCTTATTTTCTTGGATTCTATAAAATAAGGTGCTGATTTTATCCTTTCCTGGTCTTTCTTACTTTCCACCCAAGAAGCACCAACGCCACTTGCTAAATCCAGAAAATACAATATACCTAATCCGATAAAGCCTGCTTTAAACCCAGTAACCATAAATATTTGGCAAACAGCCAGAACTAACCAACCCCAAATAGAAGTCAACAATTCAGATACTTTAAGAAATAAGTTCCCAATATGACTTATTAATGTGTTTATAAAATACTTCCAATCCATATCATCCTTTTAGTAATAAGGGGCTGTTCATTATCTCCAACCCCTACATCATCAACAAAACAACTCCTATCCTTCAGCTTCTACAATTGCATAAATACCGCTTGGTCTGCGTTGACGCCCTCCAAAGTACATCATTGCTGAAAATACATCACCATAATAAAGTGCTTGCCCAGGATTATCAAAAACATCTACCGTTCCTAATGCTCTTTCTACTGCATTTTCTGCATAAACTAAAGAAGCAGATAAATCATTTGGACCCGGAGTGAAACTATCATCTAAAGTATCTACTGCAGTGTAAACACTTCCTGACTTACGATAACGTAAAACAGAAGAGCGCATGATGATATCAATGCCCATATAACGTCCAATAACGCCATCGCGAAGATTAGCTACATTATTGAAGTTTGTTTTCTCTGCATCGCTCAGGCTTTCGAAAAACTGATGATAATGCGCCGCAGTTAATACAGCAACTTTTGGGAATGCGCCAAATTCTCTTTTATCCAAAGCCTTTGCAGCCTTCTTTAATTCTGCTTTAGTAAACACTTTACGTGTACCTATAGCTGTATCATCAATCAAGTCTTCAGCAGTATCATCTCCTGTAGTTTCAATGATATTAGCAACAGCAGTCGGAGCCCAACGCCATAAAAGATTATCCATAGCATTTTGGATTAAGTTTTGTGTGTCTTCCCCGACTACAGACTGACGCTTATCATAAGATAGCTCATATTTATCTAAGTTGGGAATACGGCGAGGCAAAGCATATAGTGCGTCTAAAGCATATGTATTGTCAACGTCTGTTCTTACAGTTGCAGTTTGTGGGAATGTACTTAAATTCTTCTTTACACCCGACGGAGCTCCTGCAACTGGTGTATGAACCACAGTACCGTTCAACACGTCTCCATCTCTGTTAATACATCTTGTAGCAAAACTATTATCTTTATATAGATTATCGATAATATCCTGCGTCCAAATCTCTTTGTTTAATGCCATTTCTTTGTTTTTTTAAAAAATTATAAATCATCGTTCTGTTTTTATGAAAAACAGCAAAAAAAAATGTTATTTAATCTCTATTTTACTATTTATTCTTACACGTAGTCTTTCCCAAACTTCTCTTTAAACTTCTCTTTAAATGCTTCGAAATCTCTAGCTTTTAAATCTGGAAGCTTGCCGGACTTATCCAACTCATCCCACGACTTTTCAATCAATGATGCGCTTGCACCTCCTGCCTTTTCAATACTATCACTCAGTGATCTATATGCAGGCAAACCCTCAATTAACGAAGCTAACCCCTCAGGATCGTCTGCATACTTATCAGCCAAATCCTTTGCAAGCTTAGCCGTAATCTTACCAGCTTTTTGCCCAGCATCTAAAAGATTCTGAATTTTATCCTGATTGATTTGATTTTTGAAATCAGTTAGATTTTGTTCTGCTTCTTCTTTCTCTGTTTTTAAGTCTGCTAGATTTTTTTGCAAAATTTCTACTTTGCTCGCTTTATCAACAAGGTCTTTAATACCTTCTTGGATAGTCTCATCATCTACATTGTCTGATAAATTCAAAGCTTGAATCAGAGCAATTCTTAATGCTAAACCTTTTGCCATATTTACTTTTTTAATTGGTTTTTTATATTTGTTGTTAAATTCTTCTATATCTTTCTTCCTCCAATCTGACAAATTAATTTCATTACCTTCCTCATCATACAATAATGGGGCTAAGGCATTAGAATTACCAGGGATATCTACTAATGATATCTCTTTAGGATACCATTTAGTTACAGTAGGTCCTTCCTGTCCAGGTAATTTCAATTCCTCCGAATCAGATATCTCTAGAACTACAATCTTGCCTACGCTTGCTGCATTCAGGAAGTTATTCTCAACCTCCTCTAGTGTTTGTTGTCCCAAAGGATTTGATAAATTAATAACAGGTTTAGCATACACCCTATCTTCTTCACGCCTAAAATCCTTCCATCTTAAAACCACCCCTTTATCACGCTCATGCATCCTATACCCAATTGGATTGCGCATGTATTGTTCTTGCTGGAAGCCACTCGTTAATAACCTGAAACCATACACATTCACACTATCATCCGTTAACTTATACTCTCTCTCTACTTTTACTGCCTTATCTTTTGCCATAATTTTCCCTCAATTCATACAAAGATTAACCCGCATTTGCAGTTTTCAAAATCCAGATTACATGATGGCACACTGAGTGTACTATGATGGTGCAATGAGTGTACTATGATAGATTTAAGATTATGACAAATGCTTTGTCCGCTGTTAATTTGTATTAAAACAGTGCAGAATGGCCAAGAAATTAACGAACGAACAAAAGAGAGAATGGGCACAAATGCTTTTCACCAAAGAGCGACTGAGCCAAAAGGAGATTGCAGAAAGAGTTGGAGTGACTGAGAAGACAATTTCTAACTGGAAGCAAAAGTATGAATGGGATGCTTTAGGTCAAAGCATTAATGTAACAAAAGAAGTACAATTAAAAAGGATGTACGCACAGCTAGATAGACTTACTCAAGCAATTGAAGATAAGGAAGAAAACAAATATCCTGATATCAAAGAAATAAACACAATGACACAGCTGACTAACAATATTCAAAAGCTGGAAACAGAAACATCTGTTGCTGAGATCATTGACGTAGGGATGAAGTTTGTCAACTTTATTAGAAAAGATGATTGGGCGATGGCGCAAAGCATTACTAAACTACTTGATGCTTTCATTCAAGATACAATGAGTTAAAAATATGAAGAAGATTAGTCAAAAGCAAAAATTAAACATTTGGGAAGCGTTCCGGGATAATCTCATAAATGAAACTCCTATAGACACTACAGAAACCGTATCGCAAAAGAGAAAAAGAGTAGCGAATTTAGAGAAAAACCCAGAAAAATGGTTTGAATACTACTTCCCAAATTATTATAAAAGCAAGCCAGCTCCTTTTCACATTAAAGCAACTAGGAGAATATTGCGAAACCCAGAATATTATGAAGTGAGAGCTTGGTCTAGGGAGCTAGCAAAATCAACTAGAACCATGATGGAGATATTGTTTTTAGCTCTTACGGGTAAAAAGAAGAATGTAATCTTAGTAAGTTACTCAGCTGATAATGCTGAAAACCTTATTGCACCTTACAAAATTAACTTAGAAAGCAACAATAGAATAATCAACGATTATGGAAAACAAGCAAAAATAGGAAGCTGGGAGTCTTCACACTTTGTAACAAGATCGGGTGTATCTTTTAAAGCTTTAGGGGCTGGACAATCACCAAGAGGTACTAGAAATGAGGCAATTCGTCCTGATGTGCTTTTAATTGATGATATAGACACCGATGAAGATGTGCGCAATCCAGAAATTATTGACAAGCGTTGGGATTGGATAGAACAGGCTTTAATTCCTACTCGTTCTATATCTGAACCTTTGCTTATTATTTTCTGCGGAAACATCATTGCTGAAGATTGCTGTATCACAAGAGCTGCTAAGAAAGCTAATAAGGTAGAAATCATAAATATTAGAGACGAGAAAGGGAAAAGCACATGGCCAGACAAAAATACAGAAGAACACATTGATCGAGTTCTAGACATTATTTCTTACGCATCCCAACAAAAAGAATACTTTAATAATCCAATTTCAAAAGGAAAGACTTTTAAAGAAATAAAATGGGGTAAAGTGCCAAAATACAATCAGTTTGAATTTGTATTACAGTATGCTGATCCTGGAGTATCTAACAAGGATAAGCCCAGTAAGAAAAGCGGATTGCAAAATTCGCAAAAAGGTACAGTATTAATGGGATACCATCAGGGTAATTATTATGTTATTACTTGCTTCCTGGACCACATGAACCAAGCTTCTTTTATTGACTATATGTATCAAATAAGAAACATAGTCAATAACAGAGCTGTATTATATTCTTATATTGAAAATAACAGTTTCCAAGATCCTTTCTTTACACAAATATTATTTCCTTTAAACTATCAGTTGGGACAAGAAAAGTACCAAGGGAATGTACTGCCTCTTATAACGGACACAAGAAAGAAACCAGAGAAGTGGTTTAGAATAGAAGCCGATTTAGAACCACTCAATCGCTTAGGAAGATTGATTTTCAATGAAAAAGAAAAAAACAATCCACATATGCAACGACTGGAAACGCAATTTAAAGGAGCGCACCCTAATGCAAAACTTCTGGACGGCCCCGATATGGTACAGGGTGCTTATAAAATTATTTCTGAAAAGAATAGTCTTATGGCTTTGGATAGCATTACTACGATTAAAAGAAAAGGGAACAATAAAAGCTATTAATATGGAATTTACTTTTAAAAACCACAATGTTATAATTCGAGAGAAAAACGGGAATTACTTCCTTATAACGATACAGTTTGGAGACATGGAGCTTAGAGAAGAAGTGCAAGCCAATAACATCAAGTCCGCTAAAGCTTTGGCAAAACAATTAATTAATGAACTATGCGCAGAATTACCACCTGCTCTTAGTTACAAATACTATAACGATGGAAATTAAAAAACAAGACTTAGAACTTGCCATTTATGGCGAAATAACAAATGAAATTACAAGAAATAATGATGATATCATAAACGCAAAGATTCAAGTAGGAACAGGAGAAGTTTATAGTTACCTAAACAGGTTTGATACGGATACTATGTTCAGTATTGATTTTGAAGATGATTTACTAAAACAACTATGTGTCAATGTGATAGCATGGCATTTGATTAGCTTATGCAGCCCAAATATTAACATAGAAATGATTAGAACCAATTACGACGATGCAATAGAGTTTTTAGAAAAGGTGCAAAAAGGAACAGTTCGTCCTAAATGGCCATTGCGAGCTGATAATCCTGAAACACCTATGGATGAGGCAGGAAACATTCAATGGTCATCAAATAAGAAAAGAAATAATCATTATTAATATTTAAGTATTTACAATGGCAGACAATAAGAAAGTAATTAGAAAGGATGAAAAACAATTGGTAGTCCATGAGATTAACCGCGTAAATGTTGACAGAACTCCAAAAGAAGTGGCAGATTGGAGGAATGCGCATAGAACAGCTGAAAGTGTACATTATCCAAACAGGAGCAGACTTTTGGACTTATATCAAGATGTTTGGTTAGATGGACATCTTACAGGAATATGGGGCAAAAGGCAATCAGCAGCAACGAATAAGGAAATTAAATTTCTAAACAACAATGGTGAAGAGGTAGAAGAACTCAATACACTTTTTGAGAGCCAAGAATGGGAAAAGCTTATTAATCTTATAGTTGACTCGAAATTGTGGGGACTTAGTGGTGTAGAGTTCATACCAGGACAAAAATTCAGATTTAATACTTTGCCTCGGAAACACATCCTTATTGAAAAAAAACAAATAAAAATAAATCAAAATGATATAAAAGGAATTGATTATAGTGACAATCCATTTGTTATGGTATTTGGTGATGAAGAGGATTTAGGTTTGATGCTTAAGTGCTCATATTATGCATTAATAAAGAAAGGAAACTTCTCGGATTGGGCGCAGTATTCAGAAATATTCGGACAGCCTATTCGTGTAGCATATTATGATGCTTATGATGATAAGACAAGAATGCAGTTAAAAGAAGTTTTAGATGATTCTGGTAGTTCATTGGCTCTTATGATACCCAAACAAGCTGAATTCAGCATAATGGACGGCAAAACCTCCAATGGGAATGGAGAACTACAAGAGAAGCTCAAGAATGCTTGTAATGCTGAAATGTCCATCATAATACTTGGAAACACAGAAACAACTTCTAATGAGAATGGCGGTTCGCAAGCTAAAGCTGAAGTACATAAAGAGGGAGAAGAGGACTTAAACAAGAAAGATATCAAACTACTTTTGTCTTATTTAAATTCAGAGAAGTTTATAAATATTCTTGATACTTACGGTTATCCTGTTTCTGGAGGTAAGTTCACCATACAACAGGAATCGGATCCAAAGAATATAAAGGAAAGTGTAGAGATAATAAGTAAAGTGAGAGATGCAGGAACGCCAGTTGATGACGATTATATTTATGAAATTACAGGTATCCCAAAGCCTGACAACTACGATGAGCTTAAAAAGGAAATGAGAGAACGAAATGCTTTTAATTTCCATGCGAACTACTTAGACCAGGATAAAACACATTTCAAAAAAACTACAAACAACAAAGATGAAGATAGCGATGAAGACGATGTAGAAGATCTCAAAGATTCTGTATGGAATAAATTACGCTTAAAGCTTGCTGATTTTTTCGTCCAAGCCCCGTAAATAAAAAAACGGGGCGCATCCGTAAGGAATTAGAAGATTTATACTTTAGCAATACTTGCTGTACTCCTGATCTAGCTGATGATGAGTTTACCGAATGGTTTAGCATGGAAGAAGCATTGACCATGGTAAGAAGTGTTTATCAAGGAGACTATAAGGCTAATGAAGTAGATGCTAAGGCGGTAAGTGAATATGATACCAAATTCACTGAAGCTTTAAAAACAGGCTGGGAAAAAGCAGGAAGTAAAATAGACTTTGATAGTCCTGATGAAAAAATGTTACAAAAGCTAAAAGACAACGTATGGCAGTTTTCAGCCGCAAAAAACAAAGAGGAGCTTAATCAATTAAACGCATTATTAAGAGATGAAAAAGGGAAATTACGCACATGGACTTCTTTTAAAGAAGAAGCTATTAAAGTAACAAAGGATTTTAAAGAACGATACATGCGCGTGGAATATGACATGGCTGTAAACGCCTCTTATTCTGCAGCACGATGGGAAGATTATGATGATGATTCTGTATTGGTCTATACTACAGCAGGAGATGATAGAGTACGAGAAAGCCATGAAGAACTAGACGGCATTACACTTCCTAAGAACCATCCTTTTTGGGATACCTATTATCCTCCTAATGGTTGGAACTGCAGATGCACTACTTTTCCAACCACTACAAGAAGAAGAACGCCTGATGATGATATCCCTTATGGAGTGATTGACAATGTGCCTCCTATGTTTAGAACTAACATAGCTAAAGAAGGGCTGGTATTTCCAAAAAGACATCCGTATTTTTCAAATAAGGTAGAAGATGCTCATCTCCTTCTACCTTATGATATGAGACCAGAACCTCAACTGGTATTTAGTTTCTAACCTGTTTCTCAAATACAATCCTTCCGTCAACGACTGTTTTCA